CCCAGACGTGGCGGCCCTGTTGGGAGGCCGGATCTACCCGGTCATCGCCCCAGCCTCTGCGGCCCTGCCGTTTGCCACCTGGCGGCGGTCAAACGTGACCCGCGAAATGACGCTTGGAGGCCCGCTGGGAATGCCCTCGGTTTCGCTGGCGGTCGATATCTATGCCGAGAGTTATGCGGCAGTAAGACAGATTGCCGACCGCGTGCGGGCGGTTCTGAACGGTTTCGCGGGCGGCGTGGGAAATTACATGCACGTGTCGATCGTGAGCCTGCAGAGCGAATCCGACGGGTTTGTGCAGCTGGCTGGCGGCGACCTACCGCCCGTGTATTCGGTCACGCAAACGTACAGCATCCTCTGGCAGTCTGAATAACAGGAGATCACCGTGCCTGATTTCGCCACGCCCCACGATACTGCGGTTGCCAGCTCGGGAACGAAGCTGTTCCTCGGCGCGAACCAGTACACCGTCACCAACATCGCCATCGCGTTCACGAACCCTGGCGGTGGTGACTCGACCATCGACATCGCCCACCTCGGCCAGACGACCGGCGAGCAGGCCGCAACGATGCAGCGTCCGCTTGTCGCAGCGGCAGAGGACGGTGGCAGCGGGCGTCAGTTCACGTTCGACTACATCGGATCGGTGGTCATCAGCGACGCCTCGACGGGCACGTATCGCATCAGCGTTGCGGGCAACACGGTCTTCCTGGGCGGAACCACCGCGTCCTACTACACCGTGGCAAGCTCGTCTCTCACGCTGGCGACCAACGACGCCATTCGCGGGCAGGCTGTCATCACGATTGCGCGTTGAGCCTGACGGGAGTCCGTCATGGCCGCTATTGTCACGTCAGGAATCACGGCCAGCTGGGGCGGAACCGCTCTCGGTGACATCACCGAGATCAAGTGGCTCGTGGGCGGCGGTCTGCCGCAAGGCCGTGGCGGCACTGCCGGCACGGCGTACTGGTCGATGGACGCTGGGTCCATCGAGATAACGGCGTTCGGGACCGCGCTTAACCGCTCAAGTGAGTGGGGTCGCAAGGCCGTTCTGGCCGTTGGCGGGACCGCACGGGTCGCCACGGCAACAGCGACGATCATCACGGTCGCCCTGTCGTGCAAGGCGATCTGCCAGACGCTTGACATCGGCGCCAAAGTGAATGACGTGTGGCGTCACAAGGGCACCTACAAAATCGTCTTGGAGTAATTGCAATGGTAGACCTGACGGCTGATGGCATCTTTGCGGCGAACGACCAGAACCTCATACCAGTGGAAGTCAAAGAGTGGGGCGGAACCGTCTACGTCCGCGTGATGAGCGTGGGCGAAATGGAGGCGTACCAGCGGGAGTTCGCTGAGAAAAAGGAAAAGATGGAATTGTGGCGCCCGAAGCTGCTTGTCCGGTGCATCTGCGACAAGGACGGCAAGGCGCTCTTCACGCACGATCAGGTCGAGAAACTCGGCACGAAGTCGGTGAAGGTGATGAGTCGGTTGTTCGACCTGGCGATGAAGCACAACGCTGTCACGAATGAGGATGTCGAGGCACTCGCAAAAAACTAAACCTCCGCCCGACGAGGCAATTTTTGTTTCGTTTGGCGGGCCACTTGAAGATGACGGTAGGCGAGTTAGAGCGGCGGATGTCCTGCCGTGAACTGGCAGAGTGGATGGCGTACACGCGGTACTACGAGGCGATTCCAAACCACTGGCAGCAGACAGGATTGATCGTGTCGGCGATGCTCGCGCCGTATTCGGGCAAGGGGAAGGCACCGAGCCCGTCAGATTTCGTGCCTATTGAGAAGCCGCCGCAACATACGAATCAGATCATTGACGTGTTGCAGCAACTGAAGGCGAACCTTGAAGGTGGTTGATGGCGAACGTCCTTTCACTCGCGATGCGGATTTCCGCCGACGCTTCGGGCTTCAAGCTCGATCCCGTCCAGCGTGCGCTCGTCGGGCTGGGAACTGAAGCCGACAAACTCACCAGCGTCTTTGACAAGTTCAAGGGCTCGAGCGAGGCGGCTGGTCGTGCCCAAGAGCAGGTTGCCGGCCAGTTTCAAGAACTGATCAATACCCTGCGAGACGGTGGAAGTGCGACACAGTTCGCGGCAGACTTTGAGCGGCTGACTGCAGCCGCTCAGGAGCAAGCGGCCGTCTTTGCAGAAGGCGCCCGCGTCACGGAGGCGAACCGCACCGCGGAAGAGCGTCGCGCAACAGAGCTTGAGCGGCTCGACCGGCTGCTCGCGCAAGGTGCGATAGAGCAGGAGACATACAACCGTGCCGCGGCAGAGGCTAGTGGTGCGAACGCGGCTGCCGCGCAGGCCGAACGCGACCGCGCAGACGCATCGGCCGCCGCGGCTCGGATCATCCAAGCGAACCTGACGCCGCAGCAGCGGTATGACCAGCAGGTGCAGGAACTGACGGCCCACCTACAGGCCGGCAGGATTCAGCAGGAGACGTTTGACCGCGCTGTGGCGTCCGCAACGGCTTCGTTCGTCAAGGCTGAGTCGGCGGCCAAGGGCTACGATCGTGCCGTCGAGGCTGCTGGAGACGGCGGCGTTCTCAAGTTCAACGAACTGAGCGGCGTGCTGTCTGCATTGCCTGGCCCGCTTGGAAGCATCGCAGGCCGCATCTCTGGCCTGTCGTCGGCTGGCGAGGGACTCGGGCGAGTGTTTTCTGGCGGGCTGTCGCAGGGTCTTTCCGGCATCGGATCGTCGCTTGCGGGCTTGGCCAATCCGCTCACGGTCGCGGTTGGCGGCGTTGCTGCATTTGGTGCAGCGGCAGTGGCCGTTGCCCGCGGTCTGACGCAACTTGAGGATCGCGTTGAGAACCTCGGCAACATCGCAGACAAACTCGGCGTGTCGTTCGGATTCATCCAGACGCTTGACGAGGCAGCCCGCCGCAGCGGCACTAGCATCGACGCGGTGAGCGCGGCATTTGGTCGGCTCCAGAAGTCGGTGCTCGGAGTGGACGAAGAGAGCAAGGCGGCTCAGAAGGCACTGGCCGAAATCGGCGTCACTGCCGAAGAACTGAACGCTCTGTCGCCGGAGGAACAATATCGCAAGATTGGCGAGTCGCTGTCGTCCATCGAAGATCCTGCCCGACGCACAGCTGCGGCTACTGCACTTTTCGGTCGAAGCGGTGCCGACCTGCTTCCATTCTTCCGAAACCTAGACGGTGCCGCTTCTGATATGGAGCGATTCGGTCGTGCCCTCACGGAGATTGATCGACAGCGAATCGACGACTTTGGTGCTGGCATTGACGCTTTGGGAGTGGCAACACAAGGGCTCGGCCAATCGTTGCTCTTGCCGTTCGCTGGTCTTGGAGAGGGCGTGTCGAAAGCGTTTGCCGAAGTCACGGCTGGCATCACGGCGATCGTAGACCCAATCGGGCAAGTGCTCGAGCCGGTGCTGACGCAGATAGGCCGAGTTCTGGAGATCATCGGCATCGGGCTCGGCAACGTTGGCCGCATCATCGGCGTGGTGTTTGAGCCGTTTGCGACCATTGCTCAGGAAGTTTCGCGGGCGCTAGAGCCGCTGTATGACGGCGTCGTTGACATCTTCAGGTCGCTCGGAGATGCACAGGTTGCCGCAACCGAATGGCTTGTGTCATTCACTCCGGTTGGCGCTATCGCGGACAACGTCAGCGTTCTTGGCGAAACAATCAGTCGCATTGTCACCATCATCACGACGGCGTTCTCAAAGGCCGGAGAACTCGTCGGAAACTTGGCTGGTCGATTCGGCGAACTGATTGCTCAGAGTCCGCTGCTTCGCAGTATCGAGGAAACGGTGTCGTCGGTGTTCGGCAGCGTGTCTGGCGTGTTTCAGACTATTTCCAATGCCATCGGTGGCACGGTCGGTCGTTTGCTTGAGATGGCTGAACGGTTTCTCGGAATTGACCGATCCGCAAAAGACGCGGCCGCTGGCGTGGATGAAGTTGCGGCGGCAACGGAGCAGGTGGCGCAACTCGGCTCAAAGTCGCAGGAGGCGCTCAACAAAGCCATCCAGCAGGTTGGCGAGTATGGGCAGGCCGGATTTGATGCGGCACTGAAGTATCAAGAAGCACTTCGCGAAGTAGATGCGTTGATTGCTGACGAGGGTCTGACTGAGGAGCAGGCTGCCAGAGCGCGGGCGCAAGTCACTGCTGAATATGAGCGGCAGATCGACGCAGTGAAGCAAGCCTCCGATGAAAAGCGAAAGGCCGCAGACGAAGCGGAGCGGCTTGCCAAGCGAGAATCGGACGCCATTCAATCCATCATCGAGAAGACCCAAGAGCAGATCCGCATTGAACGTGACTTCGGAGGCGATGCCGCACGGGCGCGAAACGCCGACGACCTCAACAGGATTCGGGAAGAGGTTGCAAAGTCGGAGGCGGCACTGGCGCAGGCACGGGCTGACAACGACACGGAGGCAGCCACCAGGGCATCGGCTAGGCTGGCCCAGTTGGACCAAGTCGAAGCGAAACTATCCGAGGCCGAAGCCAACTTCGCAGACCGTGCGGACGAGACTGCTCAGGGGTTTGCTGACGGCTTCGATAAAGCCTTCCAGGCGACGACTCGCGGGCTGGATGATCTTATCGGCAAGGCGTCCGACTTCGGCAACGAAGGTGCCAAGGCGGCTCAACAACTTCAAGACGGCGTTGCCCGTGCCCAGCAGCAAGTTCGCGACGGCATCTTGTCGCAGGCAGCCTATGAGGCTGAAGTGGCAAATCAGCGAAAACTCGCGGAGGAGCGTATCGCCCAACTGGAGCGGGAGCGGCAGGCAGAGCAGCAGGCCCAGCAGGAAGCGTTCCAGCGTCAGGTGGATGCGAACACCCGCGTCAATGAATATCTGAAAACTCTCGTTACCGACCGTGCTCGCCAAGAGGCAGAAGCGTTCGAGCAAACGAACAAACGGAAGATCGAGGCGGCGCAGAACCTCAAGGCGATTGAGGACCAGATTGCGACGCAGCAGCGATCTGTTGCTGCCGCCCGCGAGGCTGGCGACCTCAAGGCCGCCAAAGCCCGCCAGGCTGAGTTGGGCGCACTTGAGAAACTCAAGAGGGCCGAGCAGAACATCGTTGACGGCAAGGTGCAAGCCAACCAACAAATCAACGCTGGCGCCCTCGCAATCGCCAACGCTCAGGCTGCCCAGCAGCAGCAATTTGCGAACGCTGCCCAGCAGCAAGTCGGGCAGTTGCAGAGGGCCGCAAATGATGCGATCGGCTTGACGAACGAAGCCTTTGCGAAAGCTGCCGAGCGTCAGCAGAAACTGTTTGATGACCTCAACACGCTCGGCTCCCGCACCGTCAATACCGCCGACGCCCGAACCGCAGAGGGCGCAGCCATCGTGCTCGGCCTGGCGACGACGGCGCAAGATCCGCGACTGATTGAGCAGCGGCTCGGCAACAAAATCATGCGCGAGATCGCAGAGGGGCTAGCTTCAAACCTCAACAGGATCGGAATCCCCGCAACGCTGCTATGAGTTTCCTCAGCCTGAAAGAACTGCCCCGCAAGGCCACGTTTGAAATCGGCAAGACTCGCCAGCTGACGCGCGAGTTTGTCGTCGTTCGCACGGACAATGCCATTGAGTCTCCAGTCAGTGAGTCTGCGGTGCTTGTGGCAACGGGCCTCAATCTGGGTCAGGAACACCCGACGTATACGGGTCAGAAGTACAAGCTGGCAAAGCTCACGTACTCGGAGGCTCACGAGGGGTCGCCGTACCACGGGAAAATCGTCGCCGACTACCGTGTTGTTCTCGACAGCGAGCTGCTGTCCCCAACGGCCCGAACCTACGAATGGACTTTCAACGCCGCACCAGGCGAGGTTCCGGCGCTCTTCCACTACTCAGGCGCTGGCAACGCCACGAAACTTCCCCTGACGAATTCGGCCTACGATTATTTCCCCGGCTTGGTGACGCAAGAGTCGGTCATCACGATATCGATCACGGCCAACTTTGCCAGCCTGCCTACTAGTTGGATTGCGGCTGAAAACTTCGTCAACGACGGCACGTTTCTCGGGTGCCCTGCTGGCTCGGTGCGAGTCGAGAAGGTCAGTGTCGAACCTGACCGAGAGGATGTAAACGGCGTCGTCACGGCGTTTTGGAGGGCGACCGCAGAACTGCGATATCGGCAGTCTGGGCACAGCTACCAACTGCCCGACATCGGATTCAACTTTATCGGCGACGGGCAAAAGCGTCGCTGCATGGTGTTTGACCTTCCAAACACTGCATGGATTCCGTCGCCGAATCCGGTTGGCCTAGATGGCAACGGCGCTCAGACGGGTGGCGCGCCGACGATCTTGACGCGGCGAGTGAACCCAGAGACGAACTTCACAACGCTGTTCGGTGCTCCGCCGACCACACCGACACCCTGACATGCTCACGCAGTTTGACGAAAATTCTGCTGCTCGCATCGGGCGTGTCGTGCGCACGGTTGAGGCGCAGTACCCGCGTGCTCGTCCACTAGCGTTTGGAGGCGTGTTCGGAGGCGGCCTAGACCTGGGTGAGCCTGTCGGCGAGGAGGTCGGCGGCGGCGGAGGCGGAGGCGGCGGGACAGTCCGACTCGGCAAGACCACAGGCCAATGGAGCAAGGGCACGCTCGCGACGATCACGCTCTACGAGGGCGGCGTCCCGCCGGCAGAGACTGCCTCGTCGCCCCCCGAAACGCTGGAACAGTGCGTTAATAAGTTCTCAAACGTCGAGTCGGACAAATGGGTGATCGTCGCTCTCGGCGCGAATCAAGCGTGGTATCTGATCGCTGCGGAGTGCTGAAGTGATTGAATCGCTCGACCCGATCTCGCTGCCGCTCTGGCTTGTCGCGTTTTATGCGTTCGCGATGTACCCGCTGGGGATTCTGTTCGGCTCAACGTGCAACGACTGCTGCTGCGAGAAGTGCGCGGGTTGTGGTTGCTGCGGATTAGATTGGCCGCGTGCTGACGGCCAATGCTGCGGTGGCGAATGGCGAACCGGCGAGGGAACGTGCTGCGATGACGAGTGGCACCCCGAAGGGGGAACGTGCTGCGGCGGAGAATATCACGCCGAGGAAGGCGAGTGCTGCGGGCAGGATTTTCACGCCACAGGCGCTGCAGGCGAGTGCTGTAACAATCAGTGGCACGACGGTGAGGGAGAGTGCTGCAAGGCGAGACAATTCCCGTTGACTGTTTCGCAATGTTCGTTTGACGACGATTGCGAGCGAGCGCAGCAACAGCGGCCGGCAAAGGCAAACCTCGTCTGGCTAGAGGATTCGGGTCTGTCAGTCTTGCTGACCGACGGCGGCGATGGCTATGCGTGGCGAGAACCAGGCCGGATAGCCCCGACGTTGACCGTGAGCGGTGGCAGTGGCACTGGCCTTGAAGTGCAGCTAACGCTTGAGGAAACCTCGGACGGGTGCCGTCCAACGTGGCGGATCGCTTCGCTGACGTTCAGCGGCGGCACAGGATACCGCTACGTTCCTGCGTCTCCGTCCCGTTGGTTTAGCGGGCCTCCTGCCGGTGGCGGCGGTGGCGGCGGCAACACTGGCGGTGGCGCACCGGCAAACCCCGGCGCGGGTGGCCCGCCGACCACGGGCTATATCCCGGCTCAACCCGCCCAGAATCAAGAGGCGCTGGCAGTTACATGCGCCGCCGGTGATGTGACGCTGGCACCTGCTCGACTGATCGTAACCAGCAACTCAAGCGGCGTGCCTACCGCCGTGACTATCGCAGCCCCCGGCAGCTACTACGGCGTTGACGACGAAGATGAGACGTATGTCTCTGCGGCAGCAGTCGGGATTTCGCTTCCCCCTCTCTCCAGCTTGGGCGGCGCGGCGTTGACGGCGACCGTTGACAGCGACCCCGACAGCCCGACGTTCGGAGAGGTAACGGAGATAACGATTGACGAGGAGGGGACTGAGTACGAGGAATGGGAGTGGCCGCTGTCCGACTACTGGTTCAGCGGCGATGGGACGTGCTGCGGCGGCGAATGGCGCACCGAAGAAGGCACATGCTGTAACAACGTCTGGTATCCAGCCGACGAGGAGTGCCCGGCCGGGCAGGTCTTCATCGAGAAGAGCGCAACCTGCTGCGGTTGCATGGTAGACGAGATTTACGACCCGGTTACGGAGGAGATGGTTCCGACCCTTGAAAATTTAAACCTCGTGGATTGTCCAGCTTGCGACTTGGACTCGTTCCCGTACTCGCGGTTCGACGAATTCGGAACCGATCGCGGCCCAATAGGGCGGTGCTGCGGCAACGGCGGGGGATGTACCTACACGTTTGAGGCAGACTGCGAAGGCACGTGGGAGGAATTGTGCTGCCCAGACCTTCCGCAATGCGAGGTCGCGTGTTGTAGCGAAGACGACGACGGCGTCGCCAGCTGCGAGGTAGTTCCGAAAAATCAATGCGAAGCGCCAGACATCATTGACGACGGCGAGGCGGACTGCGAAGCAGCGTGCAAGGGCGCGTGTTGCATCGACGGCGTTTTGACCGAAAGTCCTCTGTCGCAGGATGAATGCGACGAGGCCGGCGGATGCTGGGGGGGTGCAGGGTCTGAGGACTGCGTTGTAGCTGAGCCCGGCTTGTGCCGACCGCCTCTTACGCCGAATTGCTGTGAGTCAGTCGTTAGCGGAGGGTCCGGCCTGACGTTCACGCAGCCGCGCCGCAAGCGATGCGACGGCTCAGAAGAATCAGACGTGCTCTGGCTCGTTCGTGTCATCGGTAGCACAGACTCCGAGGTCAGGATTCACGGGTCGCCTGTCGGCGTAACGGCAACGCCGTCTAAGCGATGCCCCATAAACATGATGTTTTTCATCTGCTGGGACAAATTCAACATCGAACCAATGCCGTGCGACACCAACTTCAAGCGGCTCGACGTTAGCGTGTGCTGGACGCCGGAGGGTGATACGAGCGAGCTGCTTCAGTATTCGGGATGCAACGACATCACGGTGTGGCTGGGCGAATGCACACGAGACTGCGAGACAACGATGACCTACGACGGCCCCGGCGTGACTTCGACAGCGACGTTCCAGATTCGCGGCGACGCGACGATTGAGGCTAACGGCGGCGCGCTAGTGCTGCCGGGATTCAACTACTCCGCCTCATGCGACATCACGCTGACGCTCACCGGAACCAGCACGGCAGACAACTCGGTCGCGGCGATGGCAAACCCGGCGTCAGGATTCGAGAAGTCGATCAAAAAAACCGGCACAGGTCGATGGAGGCTGACGGCCGCGAGTACATACACCGGGTTAACGGAGATTCTTAGCGGGACTATGATCGTCGCGACGAACGCGCCGCTCGACGGTAACGGAGCCTTCGGGTACTCGTTGAACGGCGGCCTCGGCGGCGGCAGCTCGCCGATTGTTGTCTTGGGTAGCACGACGCAACTTACAGCCACCGCGCCGGCGGTGATGCTGCTCGACAACGGGGCGCAGGTCGGCCGGATTATAAGCATCCCTGAGATCGCGGAGGACGCTGGCACACAGCAGGTGGTTGTCGGCGGGGCCAACATAAGCGGGACGACGCGGTTTCAGTCGGTGATGACTTTTTTCTTGAACCGCGACCTTACCGTGCAGGCAGCTTCCGGCGGGACGGTCGAGTTTGCGAACGGCTGGCTGGGCGGTTCCTACGGCAACGCCGGCCCGGTCGAAAGCGACTTCACGTTCGGCAGCAGCGGGAACACCGGCACCGTCCTGCTCTCTGGCAATCTCGCAACAAACGGCGCGGCGCGGGTCGAGTATGGAACGCTGCGAGTAACCGGGAGCATCGTTGCCGTCTCCGGCGTCACGGTCGCGGGCAGCGGCGCAGTGCTGGACTACCGAGGGCTGGTGGACCTAGCCTCGCCCGTGTCGCTAGCGCAAGGAACGCTCACAGGAGATGGAAAGATCAACACGGTTGCCGCTGGGGGCTCGACGACGATCCTCATAGGCACTGGAGACGAGATTGAGATTGACACTGAACTCTCTGGCTCAGGCACGCTGACAAAGACCGGCACGGGCACGCTCGTGATCACGGGCACAAGCCCGTTTACCGGAACGCTCAACGTCACGGCCGGGACGCTCGATATCGACAACGGCACTACGTTCGACGGCACGCTCAACGTCTCGGGGGGGACACTGGCAGGGAACACGACACTCGGCGCGGTGGCCGTCTCCAACTCGCCAACAGTTCTCGTGGGCACCGGAGACGAGATTGAGATTGGTGGGACGGTGTCTGGCACCGGAACACTTGAAAAAACAGGCGACGGCACACTGCGCATATCGGGAGGTAGCACGTTCACCGGCACGCTCAACGCAACCGCCGGGACTCTCGATATTGACAACGACAGCACGTTTGAAGGCGAGATCAACGTGTCGGGCGGGACGCTGAAGGGGAACGCGACTCTAAGTAGCGTAGCCGTATCCAATTCGCCAACGATCGAAGTGGAAGCCGACGACGAAATAGAGATCAGCGATACGCTGTCCGGCACCGGAACACTGCAAAAAACAGGTGCTGGCAGGCTGCGCCTGACAGCGGCGAATACGTTCACAGGCACGCTCAACGTCTCGGCCGGTGAAGTGGTAACGACCCCTGGTGGGTTTGCCACGTCTGCTACGTTTACCAACACGACGCTGTCGGTGGCGTTCGCGGCCGACCCTGCGTCGGGCACACAGTACGTTTTGCTTGCTGGGCCAACGACGCAGACCTACACGCCGGTGCTTACCGGGACGGCAAAGACCGGGACATACAACGCAGCAACCGCAACTCTCACAATCAGCTAAGAAAATGGGATGCACCGAACGACTAATCGTTGACGGGAAAATGGTCGAGCGGGACTGCCACAGCAAGGGCAAGCCGCAGGCAAACGACCCCACGACCGGTCCTGGCACCGAACTGAAAGCCGTGCTCAAAAACTGGCTCGGAATCGAAGCGAACCTCGGCTGCTCCTGCAACGCCATGAGTCGCCAGATGAACAGCATGGGGGCGGAGTGGTGCGAGGGCGAGGGGATGCCAAAAATCCTCACCGCCATGCGGAACGAACACCGCAAGCGGCAGGCCGCTGGCAAAACGTGGCTCCCGTGGAGCGAGATCGGGGCGCGGCAACTGGTGCTGCTGGCGTGCCGCAAGGCTCGAGCACGCACGTCTGCTTGACACACCCGCCAGACTGACGGGCGAAAGGGCTTCGCGTGTCAGAGGACCACCAATTCACGCTGAACGGCGACGAGCGGTGGCTCATCCGGTTCGCACCGCTGACCGGGTCTGCGTACGGCATCACCTACACGCAGAAGGCGAAGCGGCCTCGCATCGTTATCCACGACGGCCTTCGCGGCCGACATCGCCTCACAATCATTCTCCACGAGTTGCTGCACGCGATCTTTCCGCAGGCTGATGAGGGCGTGGTCGAGCAGGCCGGGAAGGATCTGGCAAAGGTGCTGCTGTCCCTCTACGACATCAAGCCGAAGGAGTGAGTCATGGCGGCCAAGCACGTGGCACTAGGCGATGAAATCGTGTCGGTGTTGCAGGCGAATCCGGCTGTGACGTGGTTCGCCCGGTTGCCGCTTGAAGCGCAGGAAGAACTGCTGGCGGTTCGCTCGCGATTCCAATCTGGCGGCTACGCAGCCCGCCGGCATCAGGTTGCTACCGCACTGGTCAGTATTGCCGGGAAGCGTGGATGGAACCTCCCAACTGAGAGCACGGTGTCCAAATGGCTCAAGAAAAAATAGCCGACTCGATCGACACGCTTGCATCCGACGCGGAACTGTCGCGGCTGCGGTCTGAGGTGGCGCTATACCGAAAAAGGTATGACGCCGCACTCAAGGCGATTGACCGAGAACGTGAGCGTGCCGACGCACTCGTGAGTCTCAAGGGCATCGCCAGCAAGCCCTTGACCAAAACTGTCAAGGGTCGGAAACGCACCAAGCACGCCGCCACGGCGGTGCTGATGCTGTCAGACGTGCACGCCGAAGAGCGCGTGCTGCCGGAGACGGTCAACGGCGAAAACGACTACTCACTCGACGTGTGCCAGTTGCGAATGGCGGAGCTGCAGGAGCGGTTTCTGGACTGTCTTGAGCACGAACGGCACCAGGCGGACGTTCGCCGAGTGCTCATTTGGTTGGGCGGCGACTTCATTACGGGTCACATCCACCCCGACTGTATGGAGGTGGCGCAGTTGTCGCCGATGAACGCCACCCGCTGGATCGCGGAGCGGCTGCGTGGGCTGATCGACTCAATCGCCCAGCACGCTGACGAGGTGATCGTCTGCACCAACGCCGGCAACCACGGGAGAAGCACAGAGAAGAACCGCATTGCCACGGAACTAGATCACTCGTGGGAACAGATGATGTATTTCACGCTCGCGCGTGAGGAGAGGAATAAAAACGTCCACTGGCAGATTGCGGCAGGGCACCTGGGCTATGTGGATCTCGACGGGTTCCTAGTGCGTACTACGCACGGCCACTCAATTCGTTTCGCCGGTGGCGTCTACGGCCTGGCCCTGCCGGCCAGCAAAGCCATCGCCAGATGGGACGCAGGCCGCAAAGCGAACCTGACGATCTTCGGCCACTACCACAGTTGGGGCTGGCTCCGCGGGGCGCGATACGTTGCCAACGGAAGCGTGATTGGACACTCGCCCTACGCTGAACGAGTCGCGTCACCAGAGCGGCCGTGCCAAGGGATGGCGATCATCGACCACGGCCGCAACGAAGTGACGCGGGCCTATCCATTGTTTTGCGACCGCGACTTGAGAAAGGACACCAAATGACCGCAACGCTCGAGGATTCCAACGCCGCACTGAGGCACGCTGTCGAAACGCGGCTCGCCGGAAATGAGCAGCCGGCTGCGACGAATCAATACACGCTCGCGGACTTTGGAGCGATCGTCGACAAGCGACTCCCGCCAGTGCATCCAACGTCGCAGGCGTTCTTCGATCTCTGCGATTCGCTCAAGGCGATGCACAGACGCAAGAGCAGCGACTACGGTTGCCCGTCTGGCACCGACCCGCTCGCCAACATTCGCAACGGTGCGAAGTTCGTTGGCATCCCTTCGTGGAAAGCTGCGATGGTTCGGCTATCGGATAAGGTGACTCGATTGGCGACGTTCAATGCAACGGGCCGCCTTGAGAACGAGTCGCTCGAGGACAATTTGGCCGATCTGGCCAGTTACAGTTTGCTGGCACTTTTATTGCACCGGGAGGAGCATCAGTGAGCGCCCCGCTCATCCTCGCCGTTGGTGGTGTCTACCTGATCGTGTCCCTTGACCAGTACCGTCAAGGGTGCCCAGGTATGGCGATCGCGTGGTTCGGCTACGCGCTCGCGAACGTGGGCCTTGCAATGGTGGCAAAATGAGCGAACCACTGACGGACGCATATCTACAAGAGTGCGAGTACCGCGCCCGCCAGTTCAGCGGAGCGTACTTCGGGACAGCTGGGGCTCTGGCAGCGGACGTAATGAGGCTCTTGGCTGAGCTGTCCCGCGTCAAAGGCAAACTGGCGGTGACGATTGCCCAGCGCGACCAGGGGCCGTGCCTCTCGCACATTCGCGGAGACTGAGCCGGGCGGCGGGTCGAGGCGGCGTGTTTCTCCCTTTCCACGCTGCCTCCCCGCTTGCCGGTTGACATACGTCAAGCCGCTGGCTTCCCCGGCCCGTCTAAGTCCAGCGGCGGCAGGTAGTCCAGTGCCGACTGCTGCCCTGTGATGTTCGGGTCTAGGTAATGGTCTTTCGTGGTCTTTGGGTTGGCGTGCCCCAGGTGGTCTGTGGCATCGCCGCCGCCGGCTTTGACGTAGCTGCCGCTGGCCTTGCGGATCGCGTGGAATCCTCGAGGTGTGACGCCAGCCGCAACGCAAATCGCTTTCATGCGGCAGTAGATGCTGCGTTCCACGCGGAAGTCGAGCCACGGCCAAACGTGTTCGTCTGGCCTTCCCTGCCGGGCGCGAAGCCGCGCCGCTAGCGCAGGCGAAATTGACCTAGTGATTGTGTCCGTGCCACCCTTGCGTGTCTGCCCCAAAAACGTGAGCGTGCAGCGATCCAAATCCACTTCGGCCCAGCGGATGCCTAGAAGCCCGCCGATCCGTTCGCCTGTGTACCAAGCTGCCTCGAGCAACGTCGGCCAGAACGCCGCCGCAGGAACGCCGCCAATGGTCCCAAAACGGGTTCTGGCCACGCGGACCATGGCAGACACCTCTGCGACGCTGTAGCCCCTAGGCGGCTTGCGAGGGACCTTGATTCGTGGCAGATCGGGGAACTGCATGTCTGGTGCCATCCTTTTGCGGGCGGCGAAGTTCCAGAGGCTGGAAAGGTGCGCCTTGTCCTTCTGGACCGTGGCCGCAGATGCCAGCCTGCCGGCGTGCGGAGTGGTTGACCGCCAGCGCAGAAACCGTGAGATCGTCAAATCATCAAAATCGGACAGTTCCGGTTCCCGTCCAAGGAAGTCACGCAGACGGTCAAGCGACTGCGAAAACAGCACCACGCTCCGTGGCGACAGGTTCCGCAGGACCGCATACCGATCGACCAGCAATTCCCGCAGTTTCATGGCACACCTCCAGTGACGTTTTGCCACCACTATACAGGTGTACAAAACGCCAATGCCCATGCCCTCCGCTCGACGGTTTGTACACCATCAGTCTACGCCCGGCGCTGGCCGGCAGGCAA